GTCTCTAGCTCAACGTCACCAATTCTACTTGTACCGGCTACCGGCCGTAATCCATCAGGTGCTAGAAAGACAAGATCACCCCCTAACTCCAACACCGAATCTCTCGCAATACAACCTACGTTGGTTGTGATTTGGTCTAGAACAAACCCGGCTGTTACGTCGGGGGAAACTTTCTTAATACCGTTGGTACCGAAAACAAATAAGTCACCACGGAAGGGTTTAAACTGTACTACGTCAAAACCAATTGCTAACTGCCCAGCGCCAGCGGCGGCAGTAAACGTCAATGGATCTAGTGGGGCCGAATAAGCAATCGTTGCTTGGGCTACTCTGTCTCCGCCTAAGAACAAATGGTTCTCAAATGCGTCTACAAGTTCGGGTCTTACTAAGGCGCTTGCTCCGCCGGGACTTGAATTTCCCCCGGAGTTAGAAGGATTAATTGCCTTCCAGTTAGTTCCGTCAAAAACAACAGCGTTGTTAACACCATCTACGAAACAAATCTTGTTACCATCACCAAAGTTAAAACTGACATGACGTAGCTTCTTAACTTGTCGGACACCATCTTTAAACTTGTGGGTAATCCCGGTGGTGTATACGGCCCATGCCGCGAAAGGTACATATCGGTAGAACTTGTATTCACTCGTGTCTACCTCGATTATATCCCCGGCTAAAACACCAGAAGATAATGTCACACTAGTAGCGTCGAGAGTTGCCCCCGTCAGTGTAGTAGTAGTACCCCCGCTAGTCTTTTTAATTATTGTGTTAGCGGTGTTATTGTTAGCTAGTGTTCTGGAGTTTGAATCCGCCCCAGAAAAAACTGTCTGTCCTGCTGTAGCAGTGTAGGTAAACTTTTTTACCTTCCTAGATACAATAACAATTGTAGAATCTGTATTGTCATCTTTGTGGATCGATACTGATAAGATTTTACCTTCAGTATTTGCTGGATCTACTTCTTGATGATTGGCGTTAGCATTATAAGGAGTAAAACCCTCAATACGACGGTATCCACCAAATAGGCTAACTTCGTAGTTAACTAATCTTGTTGCGGCACCGGGGCTATTTTCACTCAAATCAAGATGATTTTCGTTACTATTTAGACCACCGCCGCATATGACTTTGTAGGACTGTACGCGATCTGCCATGTTAGAGACCTATATATTCGGGGCTCAATTTAGAACTTCTAGAGATCCGTGTGTCGTAAACTCGCTCATATTTGTTAATGAAAATACCCTGCATGTTTTTAATGCCTTGCTGGAACACCTGTATGGATACGCCAGCGGCTTCCGGGTTATCTCTGAACATGTACATATAGTACAAAGCACCATCGATAATCACGTTATCATATGAATTTGGAATTCGAGTTTGATCAGAGAAATTAGTTAAGCCTACGTTGTTCATGTAATACTTAAATTGGATGTTGTATTGCTTGTCTGGTGAAGGGCTTACGATGTAGCCATTACCGTGAGAGGGAGCTACATACTCCGGGCATCTAATGCCGATTACCCCAGCGTCATCATCATTACTTTTATGTTTCTTATAGTAAACATCACGATCCATGAACTCCAGCATCTTATGCTCTACGCCAAGAGATTCATTCTTTTGGATCTGGAAGCTATTCCAATCGACAACTTTAAAATACTCAGGCCAAGAATACTCTTCCTGCCCGACCAATAAAACTTGTGTGTGTTGAGCGGCGTTAAACGGCCACTCGTATTCAGCTTGGTTAATCTGACCAATAGCATCTGCAATAGCATCCTTAGCAAGGGTTTGCACACCTCGCGTGTTGGAGAAGTCTGCCTCGGATATTTCTACTTCGTTAATCTTACGAAGCAGTTTGTTAGTGAGGTCAAGATAAGTAGATGGCATTGGTTAAATTACTCTAAATTTAGATAAAAAAGGGGTAACCCTCCGAAGAAGGCTACCCCTTAAATGGTTACGCTAAGTTGTAATGCGCAGTCATTAGACCTTCAGGACGAAGGATCTTACGACCATACAATTGCATACCACGAACGATATCAGCGAATGAACCTGTATCACGGTAGCTTTCAGTCTTAGCCAACTGCTGTGCAGTAGCTACGCAAGACTGGTGTCCAGCTACAACTACACCAAAGTTCTCTTCTGAACCGACTGATGCAGAAGTTCCTGCGCCAGTTCCGAAGTATGGCAAGTTGTTAGACTTGTACACTTTAAAGCCACGGATAAGACCGTTACCAACACGACCATTGCGAAGCTCTTCGCCACCGCCAAAGTCAGAGTTGATGAACTTAGAGTCTTCGTCCATTAGCAACTCGTAGAACACTGGGTCTGCAACGAACCAACGATCTGCTGAGTCCACGTTAGCTTCATCCATTTTACGAGCCATTCTGTTAAGAACTGCTAGAGGGCTAGTGATTGCACCAGCACCGCCACCAGCGGCTAGAGGGATAGAAGTTAAAGCGTGAGTATCCGCATCTGCTGAACCACCAAGGTCAGAACCACCAAAATCAGTGATGTCTAGCTTGTTAGCAAGCAACAGTTCGTCAGCACCAGCGGCTGAGTCAGCTTTTACGCCGTTAGCGGCTGTACGAGCAATCCAGTTACCACCACTCTTCTCAAAACCAGATAAGTAACCTAATACTTCTTGGTCGTAAGTGTCGCGTAGTTTGAATGCGGCGCGGTCAGTCGCTAAGTCCATGAAATTAACATGGCTGTGTGCGGCTTCGATATCGTCGATCTTGAACATGTAGTAGTTCGCCTGATCGATGATCAGTGAGAAATCAGCATCGCTAAGATCCTGCGCCGCAACTGCTGTGCCACGGGCATAATCAGAAACTGTGATTTCTGGTTCTTTGATTATCTTGACGCTATCGCCGTAAGAAGCGATTTCACCCATATAATCGGTGTTTGTGATGTCCTCCACCACTGATGTATTCCTAAAAGATTTTTGAACCTTCTGGGAATAAATTACAGGACTAAAATTACCATTAGGTAGGTTGGTATAGCCCGAAGCCTTTTGAAAAGCCATAATGCATCTCCTATAGATGTTAAGTTAAATCAGCACTAAAATTTTGTGGGTTGCTCAACTATTGTTGAACTACGCCACTAGTGCCTGAACGAAACAGAAGGGAATACTTCATTAAGGGCTAAGTTCTTTCGGGTGTCTTCGAGAGAAGGGCCAAGGAAACTTAGGTAACTTTAGAGTGTTCTTCTGAAATTTAAGGGAAGGGTGAGGTAGGAAGTATGTATAACTAAAGTTAGACTTCAGAAATACATAGTTTTCGGCTCTATTTGTTAAGGTTGTTATACCACACTAACTAAGGTATTAGCAAGTGGTTTAACGCGCTCCACCAGTTACATCATATTCAAACAGCCCTTTACTGATTGATTCCATGATTTTAGCTTCGTTCTTTTCGTACTCGGCTGAACTCATGTTCTGTACCTGACTTTCTGTGAACATGGACTTACCGCTAGTTGGTGCGGCTACTCCACTTCTTCCAATGGCCTGAGCGGCGGCACTGGAGTTCTTAGTTCTTACTCTTCGGATACCTTTGTCGGACTTGTAGAGATCAATTGCTCTAGCCGCCGCTTTGGCATCTTGGTTGTTACGATAGAGGGAATCCTGAATATACTTAGGTTGTTCAGCTACCCAATCGTGAAATCCTTTCTGAGACCGGATCTTATCGAAATCAGGATGCAACTTATATAGCTCCATCATAGCTTTTTCAGCTTTGACACTATCCTGTTGCTTCTTAATATCTCGAATTTCTATCTTTGCTTCATCATAGACTTCTTTAATTCGCTTCTGAGCGATTGTGTCGATGATCTTAGCAACATCCGGGTACTTAGCAGACCACGCCTCGACTTCTTCTTCAGACTTAGGAAATTTAATCTGTCCGCGTGTCGCATCACTAAGTTGCGCTTGCATTTGACTAATCTCTTGGTCACGTTGCGCCATTTGCTGTTGCATATGACGGCGAAGGTCACCGTAGCGTTTCTTAAAACTTTCTTCATCAGCATTTGCTGGGGGTGTTGGTGCGCTTTTTGTAGGTGCCGCTTGCACCATTTCTTCTTCCACCTGTTCGGGTTCATCCCGATAGGCGTTTCTGTACTTAGCCATATAGTCTCCGTTGGGGGCCGTTAAAGTAGACTAGCCGAAGCTAGTGGTTCATGCGGGTAGCCCGGGCCGCAAATTACCTTTTCATCAAAGCGATTTTCACACTTGGACGATAAGTATTTTTGCCGTCTGAAGAGACTTCTTCCTCTTCGACTTCCATTGTTTCTTCTTCAATTTCTGAAACTGCTTCTTCGATTACGTTACCTTCTTCTGTCTCGTACTCTTCTTCTTCAGCCTCATATTCTTCTTCATCTGCGTAGTGATATCCTAGCCCATCGCAGTGTTCACAGCCTTCGCCATCACACTCAGGACAAGGTATCATTTCTTGTTCTTCTTCTTCGATTTCTTGGATCTGACCCTCGGCGTACATAGCCATCAAACCAAACTTAGCTTCGTCGCGTAGCGACATAAACGTCTTTAAACCATGATAGCGAACAACGTCCGCTGGAACGACGTACTCACCGTCGCTTAAAACTGCCGGGATATCATCACGGACATTCATTTCGTTAGATCCCGGAGGAATTGGGTTCCCTGACACATCATCCATGCCAACCATCATACCGCCACAGTCGGGGCACATCGGATCCCCACATCCACCCATCATCATTCCACCATGATACATTTCTACAGGTTCTTGGTCTTCTAGGGCACGAACCGCTCCTTCTAATTCTGGAGAGTCATTGTCGTAGCCGGGCATAGTAGCTTCTGCCTCTGGCATTAAACTGTCGCTACGCATTTTAGCGTATTCACTAGCTTCAGGCTCACTATCAAAAACGGGCAATTCTTCGCCTGTAATAGGATCTATTGGGCCGTTCTCTTCGATAAAGCGTTCTAGGTCTCTTTGGTCAATCTCGTCGCCTGTCTCACTGACTGTAGGTATAGTCACCCAGCCATACTTAGTCTCAAACGTGATAGTACGCTCGGAGAAATTTTCGCCAGTTTCTGGGTCTTCGTAAACCTTACGGCCTTTAGTTGTATATTTTTGTTCTGCCATTATTTGGCTCCCTCCAGAGCTTGATCACGCAGTGTCTGAAACCTTCGCAACTCTGCAATTGCGCCTTGTACTTCCAGTATCTTCTCGTGTTCTTTGGTATTCTCTAAAAAATTGCGCATCGTCTCGATACGATTATCTACATAGTCCTGTAATAACGGGTACTTCTCTACGTCATTGACTAGAGGTAATATTTTCTTCGCTAAGACTTTTTCCATTACTGAGGCTGACCTTCAGGTGGTGCTGGGGGTGGGTTACCACCGTTCGCTCCGCCACCTTCTCCCGTAAATCCGGGAGCGCCGGGCTCTGGTGCATTGCCGGGTGCTATGTTCCCGCCACCATTACCGGTTGGGTCTTCGGGACTAGGTGCCCCTTGTTGCTGTTGTTGAGGGGGTTGCTGTGGCATCAATGCCGCTACAGCCGCCATCATCTCAGCTTGTATCGCCGCTTCTCGTGGATCATTAAGAACCTTGTCTTCATCCAGATCCATGCTGGCCGCAAGCTCTCGTAGTATGTAATCATACTTAACAAATGGAGCCATGCTGGGGTTTCCTGTCATCTGCATAAACTGCAACAGACGCTGGGAACGTACCTCGTTTCGCATTAGGCTTTCTGTGCCTTTGGCTACGACATCGAGATCCCCTCTAATAGATTTATCGAAATTAAACTGCATGTTGAAACTAAACAAAGATCGGCAGAGAGGAGCCAATAAGTAGTCATCAACATTTCTTACAACGGCTTTAATGTTTTGTGCCGCCGCGCCCATGAGCATAGACATACCAGATGCTGTTCTACCAACACCCATCACGCCTGTACTACCGTGAGCAAAGGAAGGCATACCAGTAGCTTCATCCGCCAACTGTCGTGCCTTATCAAAAACTTGTATACATTCACCAGTTACGTTCGGGAACTTAGTACCAAAAATGGCCTGTCCCGGCGCACCAGCCTGACGCCTAAATACCTTGCCCGGATAAACTGACATGTCTTGTCCCGGTACGAGGTTTGTTTCATCAATCTCGATTAGTAGGTTAGACGATAGAGCGGCGTTATCTACAGCAAGACGCATGAAACCATTCATGATCTCTTGTGTATCTTCCATGTTCTCAGCCAAGCCAATACCAAAGAAGCTATATGGATTAAGCTCGTAAGGTACTGCGTGGTAAGGAATACGGGTTGGGGTGAATGGGTTGATTACTAGACGGATGACTTGACCATTACAGACCCATGCATTGATCTGCACTTCGTCTTGGTCAGCCACTTCATCTGGTAAATCCAGTTCAGCTTCTTCAGCGATCTCAGCATCAACAACGCCCCAGTACTCTAGTACTTCGT